TTATAAATACTTATTTATAATTTTAGTAGCATTAAGAAGCATTTCATCATTAACATGGGAATATGTTTTCATTGTCATTCCAACTGTATGACCAAGAAGTTGAGCTGTAGTTTTAAAATCTAAATTTTTAGAAATAAGGTTAGTAGCATAGGTATGCCTAAAAGTATGAATACTTGTGTTAGTATAGCCTATTTTTTTGTATTTAGCTATGAGTTCTGCTACAACACATGCAGTATTTTGATATGAGAACAATCTGTTATCATACTGCTTTAGAACTTTTTTTTCATATCTTTGTAATTCTTTAAGTAATATTGAAGGCATTGGAACAATTCGAGTACTATTTTTAGTTTTAGGTTTTCCAAATCCATATTTATTCTTAGATATTTCTTTCCATTGTTTATTTACAGATATTGTACTGGTTTTAAAATCAATATCATCCCATGTAAGGCCTAATATTTCGCCTATACGTAATCCGGATTTCCACGCTACTAGTGTTATATAATAAAATTCACTTTCTCCAAGAAATTTTAGAATTTTATCTACATCTTTATTGCTAAGAACTTTAATCTCTTTTTTTTCATCAGTTCCTTTAACTTTTATCTTAGTTAGTGGATTGATAGATATAATGCTATATTCATCAACTGCAGCCTTAAATATAACATTCAATTTACCTAAATAATCTTTTATAGTTGAAATTTTTTTGCCTTCTTTAATAATATTATCAACTATTTCTTGTATATGAACTGGTTTAATAGAGGACATACATATATCATCCAATCCATTAAATTTACATAATACAGTTTCATAGTTTCGATATGAACCTTGTTGAAGAGATACTTTTAAATGTTTCATATATAATGTTGTAAATTCTTTGAATGTTATTTCTTTATAATCCTCATTTATTTCTGTACCAGTTAAATTTTTTAACTCTTGAAGGGTTTCATCAGCCCATAATTTAGCTTTCTTTTTACCAATTCTGCTATTTTCAAAACCTTGCTTACTTTTTTGTTTCCACTTGTTACCTTGTTTATATGAGATTATAGCCTGTAACCCGTTATTTTTCTCCCTATAAGTAATGTTATAATCCATAATAACTACCTCCTAATATCAATTTTCACTTCTTTTAAGAGTGTTGAAAAGTAATTTGCTTCATTATCAACTTCACATGAATGAGGATATAATGAGTCATGTATATTAACATGTAATATTGCATGGCCTAATTGATGTCTTAAAATACGTTCTTCATCATAGCCATACAAATCATCTCTAATATCTCCTTCGTAGTTCCTAAAATATCTAGAAGATGTGTCATATAGAATAGGTGAGCTAGGTTCTAATCTTATTACTGATATCCCTAGATGCCTACACAAGTGATAAGGACTTCTTAATTTATATAAATCTGTTAATCCTCTGACTATATCCTCTATCCATGCCATTTGATTATAATTATTGTCTGATTGAATAATTTTTAAATTAGCTAAGTTCATGTCATTACCTCTTAGTTTTAAGTATTTACATACTATCAAAAATTTTTTTAACTTCTTTAAACCCTTCTTCTAATTATTCTAAATCAATAGCAGTAAAAGGGGTCTTTTCATAACTACGTCCTAAATTGCATAATAATACCTCCTTTGACACACGTATGTTCGCGTGAAACTAAAAAAATATATACTTAATTTAAATTAAGTCAAATTTAAGCTTTAAATATTTATAATTAATACCTTCACAATTAGCTACAACTTCAAGACAAAAATCTTCATATCTATTTAAAAGGTTATCGTCAATTAGCAACTCAGCAGCAAACGTGTCGGCTTCAATTTCATATTTGCTAGTTGATAGAAGAGTGTTTTTTTCAAGAAATAAAACATTAGATTTATAGTGAAATATTGCATGGCCCAATTCATGTGCACATGTAAAAAATTTATCTATATCACTCAATTTAGAATTTATATGAATAATTTTATTTCTTGGAGCTGCTTGGAAAAAACCATTAGTATTTTTACCTAAATCCTCAAAGAATACTTTTATTCCCAAGCACTCACATAATTCAAAAGGATTACTTGTATTAAATGTCTTTTTTAAATAATTTACCTTTTTATTTATAATATTTTTCAATATCCCCAATCCCCCTAATAGAAAACTACTTTTTATATTTTTTAGGAGTATATTTTTCTTTATTCATTTTTTTAGCATACTCAAGACCGTTTTTTATAGCACTTTTAATAAGTTCCCAGTCGTTATCATCTACTGGATTACCAGAAAGCATAAGTCCATCTTGTTCTTCTAACTTTCTAAGAGTATCTTCAAGGTTTTTTTCTATATCCTTTTTATCTTTGCCTGTTAAATTATCTTTTTTATTTGAAGTTTCTTCTGTTAAGTTTTCACTATCAGATAGCAGTTCGCTAATATTAACACCCAAACTTTCAGCAATAGATTTAAGCGTATCAACACTGGCATTGTATCTATCTTTTTCTATATCAGCTAAATATGAACGGGATATACTAGATTTTTTAGCTAATTCAACTTGTGTCATTTTATTTAATTTCCTCAATTCACTTATCTTTTCACCAATACTCATTATATATCCTCCAACATTTCAATATAGTCGGTATCACCGACTTAATAAGTTAATTATATATTATAAAAGTCGGAATTACAATGCAAATAATGACGGAAATACAAGTATATTTTAGCATTTAAGAGGATTAGCTTGCTAATTTTAAAATTTGCTCCAAAATAGTCGGAAATACAAGTAAACAAACTTTGAATAAATGACGGAAATACAATACAATAGTATCAGAAGGAGGGAGTAAAACATATGACAGATACAATTGCAAAGAAGATAGGTAATGAAATTAAGGTAGCGAGAGAGAGAAATAATCTAACTCAACAACAGTTATCTAAAAAAACCAATATATCAAGAAATTACTTATCAGATATAGAATGTGGAAGATATATTCCTGGTACTGAAAAATTATTAGTTTTAGCGAGAATTCTTGATATTGATTTAAATTTACTTAAGATTACGGAAAAAGAAAAAAACAAACATGAGCAAACTCAAAAATTAAATTAAGAAGGAAAAGATGAACAGCTTACAGATTTTTAGAAATCAACAACTTATGCCATAAAAGATTTTAGTATTAAGGGATGGGAAGAAATAAGGTATGGAAGATATTGTTTTGTTAACTGTTAAAGATTTAGCCACTAGATGGAAATGTAGTGAAAGATGCATACGTGGATATGTTGAAGATGGGGTTATAGTACCTTGTAAAGGTGTTCCAGGAGTAAAATTCCATCCTAAGCATATAGCTGAACTTGAAGGTGTGGGATTAGATAAATTTTCACCTATGGAAAGAAGAAAAATGCAACAAAGAATTGAGGACTTAGAAACTATAGTGAAGTTACAAAGTGAACAACTTAGGAAAGTAGCAATGCTAGGGACGGAAAGCATGAACTTATTACAAAAGATGATGTAGGACAAAAATTATTCAATCGGCTCCAACGTGAGGGTAAAGAATTTTAAGGAGGAATGACATTGAATAACATTCAGATTTTTGAAAATGAAGATTTTGGACAAGTAAGAATGGTTCAAATTGATAATAAACCATATTTTGTAGCAAAAGATGTAGCAGCTTCATTGGGATATAAAGATACAACTAATGCAATTAAGCAGCATTGTAGGTGGGTGGCAAAACACAAGGTACCACATCCACAGAATAAAGAGAAAGTTTTGTTGGTTAATATAATTCCAGAAGGCGATATGTATAGGCTTATAACTAACAGTGAACTTCCTAGTGCTGAAAAGTTTGAGTCTTGGATTTTTGACGAGGTACTACCAAGCATAAGAAAAACTGGTGGTTATGTAGATAATGATGATTTGTTTTGGAACACATATCTACCTTATGCAGATGAACAGACTAAAGCTATGTTTAAGACCAACCTAAGCATGATTAGAAAGCAGAATGAAATTATAGCTTTAAAAGACAAGGAACTAGAGCATAAGGATGAAGTTATAGTCGGATTAGTAGATGAAATTACATTAGCAGAAAAGAGACAAGTTCTAAATAGAGTTGTTAGGTATAAAGGTGCAAATTTTCAAGAAAGATGGAGAGAACTCTATAAGCAATTTGAAATGAAGTATCATATTAACCTAAAAGATAAATTTGAAAAATATAATTCAACCCATAAACCTAAACTAAAAAACAAGGTTGATTATATAGACAAGGTAATGAATAAGATTCCGGAGCTGTATGAAATAGCTTGTAAGATTTATGAGAATGACGTTAAAGAATTGGCTGAACAAATATATTCAATTAATTAAGAGGAGGAAATATAAATGAAAGCAACAGGAATAGTAAGAAAAGTAGATGACTTAGGAAGGGTAGTATTACCAGTAGAGTTAAGAAGGAATTTAGGAATAGACATTAAGGACCCATTAGAAATTTATGTGGATGGGGACCAAATTATTTTAAAGAAATATGAGCCTACTTGTATCTTCTGTGGTGAAGCAAAAGGTGTAAAGAACTATAGTGGAAAGAATATATGTCCAAGCTGTATTAAGAAAATAAAGAGGTTGTAGCCATGAATAACTTAGGTTACCTAATAACTGGAGTAGTAAGTATTATTTTCACTTCAATAATATGTATAGCAAGTTTAGTTCAATACGGGAGAGAGAATAACGTCGGTAGAAAAGTTTGTGGCGGAATATTCTTATCTGGATTTATAACATTACTATTTATAATCAATGCATTCTATGAATTGGTGGTGTAGTTACGGTTATGAGAAAGCAAAGTAAAGAAGAGGTTGTTCAAACAATACTAGAGCTCCAACGAAAGAGAAAAAGAGAATATCTAGTAAGTGATGCAGACATTCACGCCATGGAAAATTCTCGAAAGATACGAAAGAAAACTAAAAACTACAAATGGGGAGGGACTAGAAAGTGTCAACATTGCTAGATTTAAATGAAAAGCTTGATGAAGTCAAAAGACTTTGTGAAGAGGGTAAAAGTATAAGTGAAGCTATAGAAATAGTAAAAGGTTATCACCCTTGCGACCAAACAGAGGGCAATAACCATAGGAAAAATAACTTTGAAATTATTATAGCACCTGGCGAAGGTATAGACAATGGAGAAATTTACAACGAGCATACAGGAGAAACTATAAGAGATTTAGATTATAAGGGGGAAATATAAATGAAACTATATGAATTAACACAAAACTATTTAAACTTACAGGAGTTATTAGAAGATCCTACAGTACCAGTTGAAGTTATAAATGAAGCGCTTAATGAGGTTGGAGAGCAATTAGAAGATAAGGCTGAAAATATAGCAAAGCTTATCAAAACTATGGAAGTTGAGGTTACAGGATATAAAGAAGAAGAGACTAGACTTGCAGCAAGAAGAAAAAATTTAGAAACTAGTGCTAAAAACCTTAAGGTGTATTTAGAAGAGGCTATGAGGGTAGTAGACAAGCCTAAAATCAAAGGTAAATTATTCTCATTCAGTATTCAAAAGAATCCAGCAAGTGTGGAAGTCTTAGATGAAAGTGTTATACCTAAAGAGCTTTTCAATACTCCAGCACCGATTCTTGATAAGAAAGAAACACTTAGCAGATTAAAAGCTGGAGAAGAAATACCAGGAGTAATACTAAAACAAACTGAAAGTTTGAGGATTAGATAAATGGATATACAAGAGGAATTAAGAAAACCGTTTGGAGAGAATGAGGTTGAATGGAGAGTTCAAAGCTGTGGTGTATCTAATAATAAGCCATGGGTAATGGTTCTATGCTATGTACAAGCTAGGGCAATACAAAATAGATTAGATTATGTATTTGGATTTGATGGCTGGAAAGTTGAGTATAGAACAGGTTCAAATGATAGCAATATAATATGCAGAATATCGGTGAAGGATAGCCAGGGAGAATGGATATATAAAGAAGATGGGGCAAGTGAAAGCAATGTTGAACCTTTTAAAGGAGGAATAAGCGGAGCTTTAAAGAGGTGTGCTAGTAGTGGATATGGTATAGGAAGATATCTCTATAATCTTACAGAAAGCTTTGCAGAATGTTCATTAGAAAAGCCTAAGGATAACACTGGATGGAAAAAGGCTGTTACTAAAGATAAAAAGACTATCTATTGGAGGATACCTAAATTGCCTACATGGGCATTACCAAGTTCAATAAGTGATAGAGAAATTAAAGAACTAACAAAATTAGCTTCAACTGCAGGGATTTCGGAAGATGTCATAAAGCAAGTTATTGAGAAAGATTTTGGAGTTAAAGAAATTAAAGAACTTTCGAGTGATCAATACGAGCAAGTATATATGAGACTTTCTAAAAAATGTGACCCAACAAATAAAAAATAAGGAGAGGATCATATGTATAAAGAAGAGATGGACCTTAGAGCTGATGATGGTAAGGTGATATCTATCAAAGATGGTGGTGGACATATAGAAATATTTATTGAAGATGGAGATATTGAAAAACTAATCAAGTTTAGTTATAACCAGTGGAATGATTTAACTAATTCTATAGATAGGCAATGGGGATTAAAAACCTTTGAAAACATAAGTGACAAGTAGGTGATTTCATGGCAGAAGGATGGATAAAGCTAGATAGAAGTATCTTTGAACATTGGATATTCCAGGATGCAGAAAAATTCAGAGCATTTGTGGACCTCATCCAATTAGCAAGATGGAAGGATGAAAAGTTACTAATAGGTAATGAAATAGTTAATATTCCTAGAGGAAGTTACTATACATCAGAGTTAAAACTTGCTGAAAAATGGGGGTGGAGTAGAAAGAAAACTAGGGAGTACCTTAAACTACTAGAAAGCGAAGGAATGATAATCAAAAAAGGTACAACAAAGGGTACAACGATAACCATTGAAAACTATAGGCTTTATCAAGATGAGGGTACAACAAAAGGTACATCAAAAGAACAACAAAAGAACATCAAAAGAACAACGAAGGATACATCAAAAGAACATCAAAAGAACAACGAAGGGTACACAAAAGAAGAAGGAGAAGAAATTAAAGAAATTAAAGAAGGAGAAGAAGGGAAAGAAAAACCCCCTTCACTCCCACCACTATCCGTTCCTACTTCGTATCATGAAACTATATTTAATCAGTGGTCAGAGAATACCTATAGGACCTGGTTTATAGATACTGATATAGAGAATAAGGAAAATGAAATAGTTATATCAGCAAAATCAGAGTTTATACAAGGCGTCATAAATGAGAAATTTAAGGAACAATTAGAAATATTACTAGGGAAAAAGGTAGTAGCTAGATTAAAAGAATAGATAAACTGTAGATATTGTTAAGGAGTGAATGTGTTGTTAGATAAAATTAAAAATTGTAAAACAATGAAAGAGCTTGATTTTTTAAGGATTGAAATTATAAGGGATAAAGAGAATTTTGAAGCGAATCAAAAGGCATTTATTAAGAGGAAAAATCAACTTAGAAGAAACGGTTTATAATTCGCATTTAAAATAAATCAGGAGGTAGTTAAAAATGAATATAATTTTAGGCTTAGGAATAGGTGTTATAGGGGTTTTAGTTCTTATGGGACATATTACACTAGAAAAGAAGTTAAATATCTTAGACAAGAAGATGGACAGGCAAAAATCATATTGGAAAAGTGTTGAGAAGTCTATAGAGATACAAGTTAATCAGATTACTAAGGGGATTGATGAAAGAGGACAATTCAATGAGAAAGCTTTAGGTCAACTAGCACAGAATGTTGAAGCAAATAGGATTAAGTTAGAAAAAACCATAAAGGGTGAATCAGCAAAGGTTATGTTTACTCCATTGAAGATTAAATGTGATTGCAAGTAGTGTTAATAAAGTAGGAGGTATTATTTATGAATAAGGTCGTTTTAATAGGTCGCATGACTAAGGATCCAGAGCTAAAGTTTACCCCAGGTACAGGAACTGCAGTAACAACATTTACTATGGCAGTAAACAGAAGATTTAAGAAAGAAGGACAACCAGAGGCAGATTTTATCCCAATAGTAGTATGGGGGAAACAAGCTGAGAGTACTGCTAACTACATGAATAAAGGTAAGCTTTTAAGTGTAGCTGGAAGAATTGAAACTAGGTCCTATGAAGCCAAGGATGGTGGAAGAAGGTATGTTACTGAGGTTGTAGCAGATGAAGTAAGTTTCTTAGAATATGGTAATAAGAATGAAGGACAAGCAGCTAATGATTATATGCCAGTAGATGATGACAACTCTATGCCATTTTAAATAGATAATAAGGAGGATAAATCAATGAGTGAAGAAAGAAGAATCGATTTAGAAAAGTTTATGGAAGGTGCATTTAGTGAAAGGCTCAATGAGGGCATTAAGGAAGTATCGGAAAACATTGCAGATCTTAATACTGACTGGAAGAAGAAAAGAGAGCTAAATATAAAGGTTGTCTTTGAAACTAACGAGGCTAGAGAACTTACTAATGTAACAGTTGAATGCAAACCTAAGTTAACACCTAAAAAGCCTATCAAGACTACTATTACAGTTGATAGAACTCTTGAAGGAAAAGTTTTAGTTAGTGAATTTAAGAAACAGTTACCAGGTCAAACTTACATGAAGGTTGATGAAGAAACTGGAGAAGTTATTTCAAGTTCGGTATCAAATACGGAAGAATTAGCAGGCTTACAAATAGTAAAATAATAAATTTTAGGAGGAATAAAAGATGATAAGTGAAGGATTAAAAGGAGCAATTGAATTATTAATTGAGGAAGGAGAAAACAAGTATATCAAAGAAGAACTGCATGGAGCAACTTACACTAATAAGGACCTTACAAGAATTGAAACACCAATAGCGAGAGCAATAGGAACAACTACTTTAACATCAATAGTCGATTATATCCAGGAGAATGTAGATAGTATTAAAGATGGTAACATAATAGTTCATATTGAGAGCTATGACAAGGTAAGTATTAAAAAGGAATTAAACTCAGATAAAAGAAGAGAATGTGTAATGATAGCTGAGGCATTAACACCGGACATAGTAACAGATAGATTTATAGATCCAGAGAGATTTAATATTATGCTGCAAAGCTCATTTATAGAAAATGAAGATAGAAACAAGTTGTTAAAAGTAAGTGGAAATATCAAAGAAGAGAATGTTAAATCTGTAGGTGATGATGGAGTAAGTCAGTCAGCTGCTATCAAGGTTGGAGTAGCAAGTGTAGCAGAGGTAGTAATTCCTAATCCAGTTATATTAGCACCATTTAGAACATTTCCAGAGGTAATTCAACCAGAGAGTAAGTTTATATTCAGAATGCAAACAGGCCCACAATGTGCGCTTTATGAAGCAGATGGAGGGGCATGGAGAAATGTAGCTATGGAAAGCATAAAAGAATACCTAAAGGCTAGATTAGAAGGTTTGGGTAATGTAAAAATAATATCTTAGTCTAGGAATAAGGTCATATGGGAGTACCGTTGCAATGTGGTATTCTCATATGACAACCATATAAGAAAAATGTTCTTTGAAAATTGAATAGTACGGTAGCATTTAAATTACAACTTTATGGAAGCTTGATAGAGAATATTATATAAAAGTGTAAATCTACTTGACTTTTTTTAATAAAATAGGTAATATACTAATATGAAATAAGTTGTAGAGGTGAATTTATGAAAAAAAATAAACTGCCATCAGAACTGCTTCCAGATGAAAAAGTTAAATTAATAATTAAGGCTATTAATGATAGTATACCACAGTATATGGATCATGTTATTAAGGAAAAATTACCTACACAGAATGGAAAGTATCATGAGATATGGAACTATATTTTTAAAGATATAAAGAGATATTTTGATGATTTACCATACAAATGTTATAAAATTTCAAGAGGAAACCTATGGGAATTTATAGCTATATTTAATGAAGAGAATAACATATTATATGTTTTAATGAAGGAAGAAACATTTAAAAAAATAAAAAAAGATAAGGATAAAGATTATCATTATATTAAAGTTTTAAACACTATAAATAATAATATTAGCACAGAAAAAATAGAACAGTTGTCATTTTTATCAGAGGATAAAGATAAAGAGAGTTATATACAAGATGATTTAGAACGAATGCTTGGAGATATAACTAAAAAGGTAAAGGTATGTGTAGATATACTATTTTCTGAAAAACAAAATAAAGTAATAACTATGTCAGGTAATATATTTAATTATAATTTGGATTTAATTAAATCATATAATTTAGATAAATATATTAAAGCAGACATTGATGAAATTATCGATACAAAAGATGAATATAATGTTGAAAATCCACCGATTGAGTTAATCATAAAGAAATCTTCAAATAATTCAGTGGATAGAAAGCATGAAAAAGAAGATACTGAAGATATGGTTGCAAGCAAGGAAAAACAAAAGAGTAAGTTAGAGAAAAAATAAGGCTTGCATTTAGGAGGTTAGCATTTAAAATGTTAAATAATGAAAAAAATGCAGTTAGATATTTAGGTAATGAAATAATAAAAAATAAAAAGTTTAATGGTAAAAGGTTGAAAGAGGCTAGAGTTTATAGGGGTAAAACTATGGTTGAACTTTCAAAAGATATAAATGTATCAAAGCAAGCAATTTCACAATTCGAAAATGGATTAACTTCACCACAATTTGATACATTAATGAATATTGTTAATAAATTAAATTTTCCTAGAGAATATTTCTTTGAGGAAGATAGTATTGATGTCAGGTTAGGAAATACCTATTTTAGGGCTCAAAGTAAAATGACAAAAAAAGATGAAGATAAACAAAAAGAAAAAGTGAAATTTGTGGGAAAGTTATATAATTTTTTAAATGAATATATTGAATTTCCTAAATTAAATATTCCAGAGTTCGAGGCAGGGTTATCAATAGAAGAAAAAGCTATTAAATTGAGGGAATATTGGAATCTTGGAGAAGAACCAATAAAAGATATAGTATATATATTAGAAAGAAATGGAATAATAGTTACGGCTATGAAGACAGATAGTGATGAGGTTGATGCATTTACGCAACAGCAAATTATAGATGGTAATCCTTATTTCATAGTAGTACTTGGTAATGATAAGGGTTCAGCTACAAGAAGGCAATTCAGTGCAGCACATGAATTAGCACATATAGTAATTCATGATGCATTTATGAATTTGGAAGATTTAACAAGTGAAGAAATTAGAAATATGGAAAACGAAGCTCATGCTTTCGCAGCAGCATTTTTGTTACCACAAAATTCATTTATAAAAGATGTGAGTATATATCCAACAAATTTAGATTATTATAAACAACTTAAGAAAAAATGGAGAACCTCAATTTCTGCGATGTTAGTAAGAGCTAATCATCTTGGAATTTTAAATTATAATTCTTATCAAAATATGATGAAAAAAATGAGTAAGTTAGGATGGAGAAAAGACGAACCTTTAGATGATACACTAATAATGAGTAGGCCAACAGTATTGAGAAGAGCTATTAGCATTTTGATAGATAATGATATTTTTAATGAAGATGAAATAATTATGGAGTTATCTAATAGAGGGTTGAGCTTACCAGGTGAAGAGATTGAAAAATTATTAGGATTAGATACTGGAATATTAACTTCAAAACAGAATGAGTTACCAA